TGTATGGATGAATTTGAGCCGGAGGATTGGAAGAGTTATATCAGAGGAATGTATGATATGGCAGAAACAGTATTAACAACACTTGAACATGAAGATTAAGGAGGAAATTAAAATGATAAGTTATAATGATGCTTTAATGATGGATCACGTGAGGGATTTAGACCGTATGAATAGAGAGTTGTTGAATATTCATTGGAATTACAGGTCTTTACCGGAGCCTTTGCCGAAATATACGAAAGATAATATTAAATTAGTAAACTTTAACCCTAAAAAGCGTGTCACTACAGTGAAATGGTCAGACGGAACAATTAGCCAGGTAAAAGCACAGGAACAGCTTGGGGATACATATAATCCTGAGATGGGCATGGCAATGTGTATTTGTAAAAAAGTTTTTGGCAACAAGGGTAATTTCAATGAGATTTTCAAGAAATGGTTGCCGGAATGAGAAAATGAAATTGACATTTCAAACAAGTAAGCGTTTAGACAATTGGATGGAAAAACATCGCTCAGAGGGCTGTAAATCACGTGCTACAGCTGGTGAACAGTTTGTGTGGGAATTTTTGCCGTCTGCTATTGTAGACTGTCAGACAATTAAGTGCCTGTGTTGCGGTGCTAAGTTCACGGATTATGTAGAATAGGAGGAAAGAATGAGTCAAGTAACTATTACACACGACACAACAAAAAAACCGATTACTATGATCGGGTATTACTCCGGCGTGTGTCGACATGCTGATGTGTCAGATGATGAAAAGAATTATAAAAGAGGATTAGAGTGTATAACAAGTGAACATGGTCGTACTTTCGAGTTTCCGGACGTATATGCCGTGATTGAAGGATATTCAGCAAAAGTATTGCGTGAATGGTATACGCATATCGGTGGATTACCGACTCGATTACAGGATTCTACTCGGTATATTGATTATTCTAAAGGTGATGGGTTTGAGTATACCACACCGCCAACTATTAAAAATAATGAATACGCTAGTGTAGAATGGGCAGGACTCATGAAATACATCAATTGTACTATCAATAAGTTTATTAACGAGTACGGTATTCCTATAGAAGATGCGACAATGGGATTACCTATTGCGTATCATAGTATGATAGCAGACAAACGTAATTTTAGAAGCATTGTCGATATGACAGCACAGCGAACATGTGTCAGAGCTTATTGGGAATACAGAATGGAATTAATGAATGATTATCTTAAAGCGTTGCGACAATATTCCAGTGAATGGGATACATTAATCAACATGACGTGTACACCAAAATGTGAAAGAGTCGGATTCTGCACTGAGAAAAGATCATGTGGTTACATGCCACCTAAGGAGGAGGTTATGAATGAGAGATCCTAAAAGATTGGATTTTACATACAGCGAATTGAAGCGTTTGCATCAGACGTATTTCCCGGATATGCGAACGGGGCAGTTTTTCACAAATGTGTTCCGCTATATGGACGTTGCCTTGCAGCGTGATCCATTTTTCCCGGAAGAGGAAGAGCTGCTCAAATATTTTAGAGATTATTGTAAGGAAGTAGAATAATGGAAGATTTTGAAGTTGGAGATTATGTTTATTTTGCTCGAGTCATACCGTCCTGTGACGTATATGAGCTTAAAAATTTGAAATTACGAACAGTTGATCATGATGCCGGCTGGTTTGTTGGATTAGATACAAAGACTAAAGGAGCGTATTTATTCCAAGCGGCTGATGTCGGCAAATCAGTTTTTCTAAGTGAATCTACGGCAAAAGATGTAATCAAGGAAGCAAAGAAAAATAGAAAGGAAGTAAATTGAGGGGACATTGTTAGGTAAAGAATTAAAAAGAATTATTAATGAACATATAAAAGATGAGGATTTGGTGTGTCTAGGAGAACAAGGTGACAAATTTGGCAGATATGATCGTAAAATTATCGGTATTGAAACTCGTCAGGTTGGGTTCGATAATAATGACGTATATAAAATTATTATATCTCATCCATTTGAATCACAAGGAAATATGAAATTTTGGTCTTAATAATCGAGAATAATATATTGGCAGAAAGTTAATGAAAGGAGATTATTATGACACAAGGAAAAGGATTCTTAATTGACCTCAAATCTATGGAAGATATTAAATCTTTTGCAAATACGGTTGTGAAATACGATAGCGACGTAAATATTTATCAAGGAAGTAAATCGTATGATGCAAAAAGTATTATTGCTATTTTTGCTTTAGATACGTCTATTCCTAGATTTGTAGAAATTATCTCAAATGACAAGGAAGAAATTGAGGATTTTGCACGTGACATGGAGAAATTTGTACCGACAAAGGAGGAACAAGATGGACAATACACACAATTATGATTATAGAACACTAGAAGAGATTGTTGCGGCGTTCGAGAATGAGAACGAAAGAGTTATATTACATAATGGGCACTTAGTAGGATTTGAGCATTAGGAGGCGTTATGAACAATTTATATTTAATTTGCGGCAAATCTGGATCAGGTAAAACATATGCTGTTGAAAAATTATACGATGAATGCGGCTATGATATTTTATGTTCATATACGACTCGTAATAAGAGACATAAAAACGATACAGATCATATTTATGTTGACGTAAGTATGTACTATCATATGAAAGCCGAAAACCAAATTGCGGCAGAAACATTATATGATCATCATTTATACTGGGCTACAATTGACCAAGTAAATCAATCAGATTTATATGTAATAGACGTTGATGGCATTAAGTCATTACAACAGTTGCAGCTCGATAAGCCGTTTGTTGTGATTTATCTTGATTGTCCAGAAGAATTGCGTATGAAACGCATGAGATTACGTGGCGATACAACAAAAGATATCAACAAGAGAATCGAGGAAGATGCTACGGCATTTGATGGCGTTGAGGATTTGGCAGATTTTATTATTGATGCAGAGAATAATGATACGGTAGAAGCTTTGAAGGAAATTATCGATAAATGTGAGGAGGTATCAGATGGGAGTATCGAATAAAAGTTGGCAGGTATACCTTGCCGGCAAGATGGATGGATTGACATTTGAAGAAATGAATACATGGAGACAAGATGCTAAAACAAAAATTCAGATAGCTGCCGATACAGCCGGCTATAGATGTACAATCATTAATCCATGTGACTATTACAATCAGACAGAATATAGATATCAGACAGACGAAGAGGTTCGTGATTACGATTTACGTCATGTTAGAAACAGTGATATTTTGGTCGTAAACGCTGCTGGTGTAAATACAAGCCCCGGAACAATTTGTGAGATGTTTGAAGCTTGGAAGAATGATATTCCTATTTTTATGTTTGGAGTTGGACGTGGAGTAATACACTCATGGCTAAATAGCTTTGTAACACGTTTTGAACCAAATATTGATTACTTAATTACATATCTATGCGATTTTTACTTAGTATAAGGAGGATGAATAAGTGTATAGAGTAATAAAAAAAGATGGCACCATTGAAGATTATAATGAACAAAAAATCATTGACGCTTGCAACAAAGCAGCAAGACGGGCAATGTATGAATTCAATGAGGCAGAATACTCCGTGTTATTAAACGATGTGTTGATGCGCATAGAAGAATTATACGATGATAATACAGATATTAACATTTACGATATGCATAATATTGTAGAATCAGTTTTGGAAGAAGATTTCCCAACGGTTGCTAAAATGTATAAGGAATATAGAAACTACAAAAAAGACTTTGTACACATGATGGATAATGTATATGAACGTAGTCAGTCTATTAGGTACATTGGTGATAAAAGTAATGCTAATACAGATTCAGCATTGGTGGCAACAAAAAGAAGTCTTATTTATAATGAATTAAGCAGTGAATTATATAAGAAATTCTTCTTAACTCATGATGAAAAGCAAGCCGCAAAAGATGGCTATATTTATATTCATGATAGAAGTGCAAGGCTTGATACGTTCAACTGTTGTCTTTTTGATGTAGGCAATGTGATGCATGGTGGTTTTGAGATGGGAAATATTTGGTATAATGAGCCAAATTATCTTGATACGGCATTTGATGTAATGGGCGATATTATTCTTTCCACTGCCGCACAACAATATGGAGGATTTACTGTTCCAGAAGTAGATAAAATTCTTGAACCATATGCTGAAAAATCATATGAAAAATATTATCAAGAATATATGAAGATTGCAGATGATATTGAATATGAACAAGTATTAGAAGTGCATTCTAAAAAAGCTTCTGAATATGCCACGGGTAAAGTTCAGCGTGATTTTGAACAAGGATGGCAAGGCATAGAAATGAAATTAAATTCTGTCGGATCAAGCCGAGGGGATTATCCTTTTGTCACGATGACACTTGGATTAGCAACATCCAAGTTCGGCAAAATGGCAGCTATTTCACTTCTTAAAGTTCATTCTGAAGGACAGGGCAAGAAAGGGTTCAAACGACCTGTATTATTTCCTAAAATTGTATTTTTATATAATAAAAAACTTCACGGAAATGGCTCAGACAAATATCCGAATGCAGACGTATTTAATGCTGGTATTGACTGTAGCAGTAAGACAATGTACCCAGACTGGTTATCATTAACTGGTGATGGATATGTTGCAGAGATGTACAAGAAATATGGTAAAGTGGTAAGTCCTATGGGATGTAGAGCATTTCTATCACCTTGGTATGAGAAAGGTGGTATGCATCCAACAGACGAAAATGATAAACCGATATTTGAAGGGCGTTTTAATCTTGGCGTTGTTTCTCTTCATCTTCCTATGATTCTTGCAAAAGCTCGTAGAGAGTCAAAAGATTTTTATGAGGTTCTTGATTATTATCTTGAGTTAATTCGTGGATTACATAAAAGAACATATGATTATATTGGTGAATTAAGGGCAAGCGTAAATCCAGTTGCTTTCTGTGAAGGTGGTTTGCTTGGTGGTAATTTAGAGCCAACAGATAAGATTAAAACGATTCTTCCACCAATGACAATGAGTTATGGCATTACTGCATTAAACGAATTACAGAGACTTTATAATGGTAAATCTATTCGTGAAGATGGACAGTTTGCATTAGAGGTTATGCAATATATCAATGATTATACGAACCGAACTAAAGAGGAAGACCATATTTTATACGCAATTTACGGCACTCCTGCCGAATCGTTGTGTGGTCTTCAGATTGAGCAGTTCCGCAAAATTTATGGAATTATTGAGAATGTATCAGACAAGCCTTATGTAAGTAATTCATTCCATTGCCATGTTTCGGAACAGATGTCACCTATTGAAAAACAGGATAAAGAAGGACGTTTCTGGAATTTATTTAACGGTGGAAAGATTCAGTATTGTAGATACAATCTTGGATATAACAAAGAAGCAATTAAGACACTTATTCTTCGAGCAATGGATAAAGGCTTTTATGAAGGTGTAAATCTTGCAATGTGCTACTGCGAAGATTGTGGATATCAGCAAGTTGAAATGGATACATGCCCGAAGTGTGGTAGCAAGATGATTACTAAAATCGACAGGATGAACGGATACTTGGGATTTACAAGAGTACATGGCGAGACAAGATATAACGAAGCTAAGAATGCAGAAATTGCAGATAGAGTTTCAATGTAAGGAGTGTGGTTCATATCAACTATCATAATATTACACATGATGATATGAACAACGGTGATGGTCTGAGAGTTGTTTTATGGCTCTCAGGCTGTTCTCACCATTGTTATAATTGTCAAAATCCTCAAACATGGAATCCAGATAGCGGTATTCCATTTGATGAATCCGCAAAACAAGAAATATTCACAGAACTGTCCAAAGATTATATATCGGGCATTACCTTTAGTGGTGGCGATCCACTACACGAAAATAATCTCGATGAAGTCCTCAAATTAGTCAAGGAAATCCGTATTTCTTTTCCTGAGAAAACTATCTGGTTGTATACAGGTTTTCGATGGAATTACATAATGAATTATCAACCTGTAGAAACAGATGATTTTGATTATATTGAAGAATCTTATAATGATGGATTGATGGAAAAACGCAAGCAGATAATTTCACTATGTAATATCGTGGTTGACGGAGAATATATAGATGAGCAGAAAGATCTTACGCTCCAATGGAGGGGATCGAAAAATCAAAATTGTGTTGACGTGAAGCAATCTCTCGCTCAAAATAAATTAGTTCTATATTGTGACTAGAAAGGAGGTAACATATGAACGGAGTAACAATTTTACAGACGATACCGGCAGTGACCAACAAAGAGTACATAATTATAATCATAGCGGTTTTGTTTTTGATTATATTAGGAGGTGTATTGCTATTAAAATTTGATGCGTTGTTAGCCGGATTCGCATTCATGGCATTTGCACTTATACTCGCTGCACAAGGAGTAAGTCCACATCCTAAGCAGTACAAAATTACAGTAGATAATACAGTCAGTTATAACGAATTTACAGCAAAATACAACATCATAGAAACAGATGGCAAAATTATTACAGTGGAGGAGAAAGATAATGGAAAAAATTCAGATTAAATATTTCGACAAAGACATTGATAAGATTGAGAAGATTTCACAGGGCGATCTTATTGATCTTAGAGCGGCAGAAACGGTACATATGAAAGCAGGGGAATACAAACTAATCCCACTCGGCGTTGGAATGAAGTTACCTGCCGGTTACAAGGCGAATGTGTATCCACGAAGCAGCACATACAAGAATTTTGGCATTATTCTCGCAAATTCCGTAGGGCAGATTGACGGATCGTACTGTGGAGACTCAGACCAGTGGAGATTTCCGGCGATTGCGCTACGAGATACAACGATCAATAAAAATGACCGTATCTGCCAGTTCGAGATTCAGAAAGTACAGCCGGCAATTGAGTTTGAGGAAGTTGAACACCTAGATGAGTATAGTCGAGGCGGTATTGGAAGCACGGGAGTTCAGTAGAATTTGTAGTAGATAAACGCCACACTCATATTGTAGAGTGTGGCAAAGGAGTAAAAGGAAAAATGAATATGACATATACAGAGAAATAAATTACAACATCATATTAGTGATGTTTTTAACTTTTTCATCGGATAACTCAGGGTATTTACAAATCATTTTGGTGACAATGACTTTACCCAATACGGAACGCAAATTATACTTTCCATTTCCGATAAATATTGCTAGAAATTCTAGCATTTCTCGCCTCCCTTCTTGTAGAACTTTATAAATAAAGGGAATTTATGCGCCCAGAAAGGGCAGAATATTCACTTTTCGAATTGTGCCAAATACTACAATAGGCACTACCACATGGTAAATAATACCGAGCATTCTGTCGTGCATGGAAAGTAACGTGGTAATACAATCACAGTTTGCTTGGTGTTATTTTATCATATATATAATAAAACTTGAAGAGCAAAACAAAGGAGTGATTCAAATAATGAAAGTGAATGAAGACAAATACCAAACAGTACCTATCAGTGAAAAATTCAATTTAACAATTTCAGAAGCCAGTGTATATTTTAACATCGGTCGGGATAAACTGTACGAACTCGCTAAAGATAATAAAAATGATTATACATTACATAACGGGAAAACAATATTATTTAAGAGGAAACAATTGGAGGAATTTTTCAAGACCAAAAGTTACATATAATTGTAAAAGGCTAAGTCGTGTGATATAATTCTTACAGGCACAGTCTTTTACCCCAGGAAAGGAGTGTATTATGGGTAAAGACTTAAAAGGAAAACAACTAGGCACTGGATTGAATCAACGTAAAGACGGAAGATATCGTGCTCGTTTTACAACAAATACTGGTGGGCGTATTGAAAAAAATTTCACTAAGTTAACAGACGCTAAGGAATGGTTAATGTCTCAAAAGTATATGAACCATTTGTTAGTTACTAATGATCTAACCGTAAATCAATGGTATGATTTTTGGATAAATAATTATAAAATGGATATTGTAAAAGATAATACCGTTGATCAATATCGATGTAGATATCAGTATAATATAAAAAATGCAATTGGTAATATGAAATTAACTGATGTGAAACCGATGCACTGCCAGCGATTATTAAATCAAATGTTTGATTGTGGTAAATATTCACATGGGACAATCAATCTTGTAAAGGTCACACTACACGATATGTTCAAATATGCTGTCGAGAATGAATATATTCTTAAAAACCCGGCAGATAATTTGAAAATGAAACCGGCTACTAAAGCCGAAAGAAGAGTCCTGTCGAGAGAAGAGCAAAAAATATTTAAACAGTATGCTGAGAATACACTATACTATAATGCATATTGCTTGGTTCTAGAAACAGGATTGAGAGTCGGTGAAGTCGGCGGTCTTCAATGGGACGACATCAACTTTGAACAAAGGACGATGAGGGTAAGACGTACATTGTTACAGGATTCGGCTAAAG